GAACAAGATACACTGACGCGAAATTAGACTAGGGGGGTCAAAACGACCATGCTTATAGTTAAGAAAGACATAAATGATCTAAAACCAGCGGCTTACAATCCGCGAAAGGATTTGAAGCCGGGTGATAAGGGGTATGAGAAATTAAAAAAAATGATAATCGAATTTGACTATATTGACCCTATCGTATGGAACAAGCAAACAGGCAATATAGTAGGGGGGCATCAGCGGTTAAAGATTTTAAAAGATCTGGAATATACAGAAGTAGATGTGTCGGTTGTAGATTTGCCTATTGAAAAAGAGAAAGCTTTAAATATCGCATTAAACGCAGATATCAATAAATGGGACTTTCCAGCCTTAAAGGATCTGTTACTAGAAATAGATACCGGCGCATTCGATATTGAAATAACGGGATTTGACCAGGCGGATCTTGAGAAGCTGATAGTACAATACGACTCGAAGGGGAAAGAAACGAAACCTATTGACAAGATACGAGATAGTACATTAGAAGCATTGGAGCCAACTGAAGCGGAATTGGAAATCCTAAAGGATAGAGAAATATTCGTTGAGTTTTCGGGCGGCAAAGATTCAACAGCGGCGGCTGTGTGGGCAAAGCATTTTTTACCAGATCAAAAAACTACCTTGCTTTATGTTGATATGGGTGCTGATTATCCGGGGATGGCAACCTATTTATATGAAGTGAGTAAAATGCTTAATATGGAATTGCGTGTCCTTCGATCAAAACAAGATATGATTACCCATTTTTTACGGAAGGGGAAATGGCCGCATTTTGATCATCCATATTGCCATGAAGTTTTGCATAATGCCCTTGATACGGAAGTAGGAAAATATGAGCCTCAAAGCATTTTTGTAGCAAGGGGAGGCCGGTTAGCTGAAAAAGCGCGTTCATCGAATAAACAAAAGGATAGATTTATTCAAATCAAAAGAATGAAAGAGTATGTTTATTATCAGCCGTTATATTTTACAGATAAAGATACATCTGAAAATATATTAACGCAAAATAATATACCTGTTTGGTACGGCTATACTGTCGGATTAAATAGAACATGCTGTCGGTGCTGTCCTGGACAAAAACCGGCTACGTATGCTATAATAAAGAAGGAATTCCCTTATATATGGGAAGAATTGAAATATTTAGAATTAAAATTAGGTCCGGGTTGTTGGCAAGATAGATTAAATAACAGCGGAGCAGGTAAATTAGATGATATGGTGGCTCAGGGCGAAAGAATCTTAGCTAAAAAGAAGGTATGACTTTTATTCCATTACTTTTTAAAAGTTTTCCTGCTATACCGTTTACGCTACACGAGGGCGAAAGGCAAAACAGAATAGCCGTTTTGCACTCGTATTTTTGGGCTACTTCTAAAGTTTTTTCAGCTCCTCTTTTAAATTCCCTTGTTAATTCTTTACCTGTTACGTGTTCTCGTTGTGCCTTATCTTCGCAGGTCTCAAAAACTCTTCCTTTACGCACTTTTACAGGAGGACGCGGAACCGGCAATCCTCCAAGGCATTCAGGGCAAACAGGGATAAGCACTGTATCGGGGTTTTGTTCCCAAAACTTCGATACAAGCGTGCTTGTGTAGCATTTTTTACCATGCCAACGGCACGATACCCCCATAAGACAGGCGGACACTACTACGTGTTCCATGGCCTTTTGCTCCTTTCAAAGGTGATTAAGGTAATGATATCATATATTTGGAGCCTTCGTCAAGCGCAAAATGCAGCCAGGACGTAAAAAAAAACCTATAAAATTAGCACTCCTTCAAGGCAACCCGGGGCACCGACCGATTGCAAACGATACCCCTGATCCGCCGGCCAAAATACCCTCCATACCGAAGCATCTGGACAAGATAGCGCGGAAAGAGTGGAAAAATATCACACAAGAATTAGACGCAAGCGGCTTGCTGTCAAATATTGATAAAGCCGTATTAGCGGAATACTGCGTTGCATGGTCTCGGTGGGTGCAGGCAGAAGAACAGATAAAAAAAACAGGATATTTGATGAAAACAACCAACGGTAACATCATAACTAATCCGATTTTATGGGTAGCAAATAAAGCTATGGAACAGGTCTATAAATACGCTACGGAATTTGGTATGTCTCCAAGCGCGAGATCACGAATACATTTAGAACCAAAGGATTCAAAAGACGAATTTGAAGATTTTTTGAATAAAAAGAAAATTGTCGGAAAACCATAAACATGATGTTGAAACGTATATTGAACATGTATTGTCCGGTAAGATACCGTGCTGTAAATATGTCCAATTAGCGGTTAAGCGATATGTGGACGATTTAGAAAATGGACATAAGCGGGGTATTTATTTTAGCGAAGAATGCGCGAATCATGTATTAGATTTTTATGGATTTTTACGACATTCAAAGGGGGAATGGGCGGGACAAGTATTCGAACTAGAGGCGTGGCAAAAATTCACATTATGGAATATCTATGGCTGGTTAAATGATGAAGGTAATAGACGTTTCAGGATAATGTATGAGGAGGTAGCAAGAAAAAACGGAAAAAGCACGAAGCTTGCCGGGGTCGGTCTCTATATGTTTATCGGAGATGGAGAACCGGGGGCAGAAATATATACAGCCGCAACAAAACGAGATCAGGCCATTATTACACATTCGGAATCAAAAAGAATGGTACAGGCATCCTCATATCTTCGATCACGTATCCATATAACAAAAAATAATCTTAGTATTACCAATACAGCATCAAAATACGAGCCATTAGGAGCGGATGAAGACACGCTTGACGGTCTTAATGTACATGCAGCTATTATTGATGAATTACATGCACACAAAACATCGGGTGTCTGGGATGTATTGGAAACGGCCATAGGATCAAGACGACAACCGCTTATTGCAGCTATAACAACGGCAGGATTTGATAAAAATACGGTATGTTGGACACAACATTCGTACGCCGTTGATGTTTTGGAAGGCAGAGTACAAGATGATACGTATTTTGCAATTATATTTACATTAGATAAAAACGATGATTGGCAAGATGAAAAAAATTGGATAAAAGCGAATCCCAACATAGGCATATCTGTTAAATTAGACGATATGCGTATGCAATGTAAGCGTGCTGTAGCCATACCGACACAACAGAATTCATTCTTGAGAAAAAGGTTAAATGTATGGACGGAAGCGGAAACGAAATGGTTTACAGAAATACAATGGAATGCCTGTAATTACCCAGTTAATATAGAAGGCTTAAATGGCCGTGTTTGTTATGGCGGATTAGACCTTAGTTCAACAAAAGATATAACCGCTTTTGTTTTAGTATTTCCACCCATATCAGAACATGATAAATATAAGGTAGTGTGTCATTTTTGGTTGCCGCAAGAATCGATTTTAAAAAGGGTGCAAAAAGACAAGGTGCCATATGATGTTTGGATACGAGAAGGATTTATAGAAACAACACCGGGTAATATTATAAACCATGATTACGTATTTGCCGCAATTGATGAAGCGATGTCACGTTTCGAGTTGCGCGAATTGGCGTTTGACCGGTGGGGATCAGCGCAGATTGTACGATCTTTACAGGATAGAGCAACAAGGGGTGATGATAGCTTTTTAATTATGTTCGGTCAGGGCTATGCGTCAATGAGTGCTCCATCAAAAGCCCTGGAAACAATGATCCTTAACAAAGAAATGGCACACGGGGGGAATCCTGTTTTAGCGTGGATGGCGGGTAATGTAACTATATCACAAGATGCAGCGGGTAATTATAAACCTGATAAATCGAAAAGCAGGGAAAAAATTGATGGTATGGTTGCATTAATCATGGCACTGGATCGAGCATTAAAAAACAAAGAAGAGGTTTCGGTTTATGAAGATCGTGGCTTATTATATCTATGATACAAGAGATATTTAATGTATTTAAAGATTTTAAACTATTACAATGGCGAAGCGAAGTCAAAATACCAGGGCCAGAAGATGATTTTTGGTATGATCAATTATCATCTTCAACGATTGCAGGAATTGAAGTCGATGAATTTACAGCTCTAACCTATACGGCTGTATGGGCATGTATCCGGCTCCTTGCCGAAACCGTAGCAACTTTACCGTGCTTTCTCTATGAAAGAAATTCTACCGGTAGAAAACTCAAAACCAATCATCCAATCCATAAGATATTTCATGATCAGGCCAATGAAGAACTATCGGCCATGAATTTTCGTGAAATCATGATGTATCATTTAGCATCATGGGGTAATTTTTACGCGGAAAAAGTATATGATAAAATGCAGGTTCGTGAATTGTGGCCAATAGCGCCACATCGGGTAATTCCCTTTCGGAAAAACGGGCAGATTATTTATGAAGTGACAATAAATGAAGGCGATAAGCGATATTTTACGCGAGAAAAAATATACCATATACCGGCATTCGGGTATGATGGATTGGTGGGACATTCACCAATTTGGAAAGCGCGTGAAGCTATTGCGTTAGGGCTAGCAGCTCAGGAACTTGGGTCTCGATTTTATAGTTCCGGTACAAATCTCGGTGGTATCATTTCTCTTCCAACGTCCATATCGGAAAAAGCGGAAAGAAATATTAAGGATTCTCTGTTAGGTAAATATTCAGGGCTGGGTAAATCGCACCGAATCATGATTTTAGAAGAGGGTATGCAGTACGAACGCCTTGGTATACCTCCAAACGAAGCGCAATTTTTAGAAACACGGAAATTTCAGATTGAAGAAGTGTGTCGGATATTTCGCGTTAAGCCCCACATGATAGCTCACCTTGACAGATCCACCTATAATAACATTGAACATGAATCGATAGAGTTTGTTATGCATACGATTAGGCCGTGGCTTGTACGTATTGAACAGGCGGCACGAATGCAGCTCCTACGACCACAGGAAAGAAATAATCTATATTTGGAGCATGCCATTGAAGGTCTTTTACGGGCGGATTCACAGTCAAGAGGTGAATTCTATAACCAGATGTCCACAATCGGGGCCTATTGCATAAACGATATCAGGTCAAAAGAAAATTTACCGCCCATTGAAAACGGGGATGAGCATTTTGTGGGCATGAATCTCGTTCCGCTATCTCGTATATATGATTATACGGATTCTCTTATAGAAAAAAAGAATAGTATGGGCCAAAATTCCATAGAGAATAAAAAAGCTGTTATCTACGATATTCGAGATTATTGGGAAAAGGAAATAAAAACCATCGAAACAGCGGAAGAGCGAGGGATAAAGGAGCGAAAAAAAATAGAGAGTTATTTTAGAGGTATCATAAAAGATCATGCCGATCATATCGTTACAAAAGAAGTAAAGGCGGTGAAAAAGGCGCTACAAAAGCAGTTTCAGGAGAAAGATTTGACCTCTTTTAACGAGTGGTTAGACGGTTTTTATGATGATTTGAGGGATTTTATACGAAAAAGAATGGCTCCGGTTATAATACCCTTCGGAGAAGCAATATTTGACGCTGCAAAGCGGGAAGTTGACGTATCAGATATTGAGGATGATCTAAGTACATTTATCGAAGAATATTTGAACGCCGGTATTGGAAGATATATCAATTCATCGATAGGGCAGATACGAAAACTTATGAAAGAATATGGTGCTGACGAGATACAAGACATTATCACCGAACGGCTAGATGAGTGGGGGGAAACGAAAAGCGATAAAATCGCCGATGATGAAGCGGTACGGTGCCATAACGCGGTTGCGTCTATGGTGTTTCTTGGCGCGGGATATAGGTTGGTATGGAGAGTAACAAGTTCAGATCCATGTGCATATTGCAGGGCGATGAACGGAAAAGTCATTAAAAAAGGCGAATATTTTGTAAAAGAAGGAGATAGCTTAAACCCAGATGGTGCAGATACACCGATGAAAATAACCGGCAGTAAAATTCATCCACCTTTACATAGAAAATGTAAATGTACAATAAGCCATACATCATGAAATCGTTTATAGAAAAAACTATTACTGAATTTGAGGCAAAAAAAGAAACGGGTCAAGTAATTTTAAATTATTACAAAGGAGGATTAACGAATATACAACTGAAAAGTAATAAAGTAATGACATTGCCTGAAATTACGATACTCTTGAAACGGGAAGATAGCACAAAAATAAAAGATATTACCAAAAAAAGAGGGGGGTTTTATGGTGTAAGTATTATAAAAATGATTGAATAGAATTAAAAAATGATATAAATTATAGGTATAGTATAAATAATAGGATTATCTCAAAGAGAAGCCTTGCGAGGTTTCTCTTTTTTTATGGGGCGTGAATAAAATGAAATATGAAATCAGATATATAAAAGCGGACAACCTGAAAATAGAAGAGACGCGAGATAAAACACCCAAAATTATAGGATATCCCGCTATTTTTAATAAATTATCGGAAGATTTAGGGGGATTCAGGGAAAGGATTTCACAGTTTGCGTTTCGAAAAGCATTAAAAAAATCAGACACACGGGCGTTGTGGGACCACGAATCTAAATATGTAATGGGCAGAGAATCAGCACAAACACTAAAGCTGAAAGAAGATGATAACGGGCTGCGTATGGAACTGGAACCCCCCGGCACACAATGGGCAAAAGATCTGTCAATCAGTATTAAGCGTAAAGATATACGTGAAATGTCTTTTGCCTTTTTTTTAGGGGTTAATGGTTCGAAATGGGAAGACGTAAAAGACGAATTACCAATCAGAACGATATTACCGGACGGTATTGAAGAATTACGCGATGTATCCGTTGTGACGTTTCCGGCATATCCCGATACTGAAGTAGCGTTACGATCATTGGAAGCATGGCAGAAGGCGAAAGATGAAACGGGGCTCGATATAAACATAGAGCAGCTAAATACGTTTATGGAAACGATTAAAAACGGAACCGGCATGACACGAGAAGATATTAGCACTATGGCTAATCAGTTGATTACCATAATGCGGCACATAAAGGATTTATCAGAGCAATCGCCTGATGAAAACGGGTTAATCGGAAAAATAAGCAAGGATAAAGAAAATAACAAAAACGAAAATAGCAATCTTGAAATCGATAAAAAGGCAATAGATGAATTAATCACCTATTGGAACCAATAATGTTAACAGTAAAAGCATTGAGGGAAAGCATTAAAGAATTAGTTGAAAAATTAGGGCAAATGCAAGCGCAGTGTCAAACGGATAACAGGGAACCGAATTCAGAAGAGCGTGCAAAAGCGAGGGATTATTTGGCGCGTATCAAAGACCTTGAAGAGCAGTTGGCGATACAAGTTGATATTGAAGAAACAGAACAAAGAACACAGGATTTAGAGAAACCGGAAACACGAACGGATACGGATACCGAAAACAGAAATCACGATGAAGAGCACAGGAATCATTTTATGTCACTAGGTGAGCAGCTTATGGCGGTAGCCGTAGCAAGTTCACCGGAACGGTCCTTCACCGATCCTCGGTTGATACATCGTGCAGCATCGGGACTCAATGAGGGTGTCGGAAGCGAAGGCGGCTTTTTGCTGCAAGAGAATTTTGCATCAAAATTAATCAAAGAGGTATGGGAAAACGGCGAAATTCCGAAACGATTAGACAAAATGTCATTATCGAAAGGGAATTCCATGACCATTCCGGGAGTAGATGAAACCAGCCGGAAGGATGGATACCGTCAGGGCGGTATACGTATGTACTGGGAAGAGGAGGCAGGAGAAAAAACCTCATCTAAACCGAAATATCGCAAAATCAAGTTAACACTCAAAAAGCTGATTGGTCTTTGCTACACAACTGATGAATTAATGGAAGATGCTGTTGCACTTGATTCCTATATTTCTTCTTCTTTTACTTCTGAAATGGATTTTAAAATTACCGATGGCGTAATACATGGAACAGGTGCAGGCCAGCCGCTAGGTATCATCCCGTCAGGGTGTCTCGTTACTGTCAATAAGGAAACGGGGCAGGATGCGGCTACAATCGTAGCTGAAAATATCGTTAATATGTGGGCACGTCTGAAGGCGAGTTCACGCAAAAATGCTGTATGGCTGATTAACCAGGATGTTGAACCCCAGCTATTCACAATGGGTATCACCGTGGGTACAGGCGGTTCACCGGTTTACATGCCTCCGGGCGGGTTGTCAGCATCGCCTTACGGAACTTTGTTCGGTCGTCCGGTTATTCCTATTGAGCAGTGTCAAACACTCGGAACCAAAGGAGATATTATTTTAGGTGACTTCGCACAGTACCAGGCCATTGACAAGGGTTCGATGAAACAGGATTATTCAATTCATGTGCGCTTTATCTACGATGAAGGCGTTTTCCGGTTTGTATATCGCTTTGATGGGCAACCTAAATTAGCTAACGCGATAACACCGTATAAGGGCACAAATGATATATCTCACTTCGTAACGTTACAGGCGAGAACATAAGGGAGGGAATGTAAAATGTTATTCATACCTGAAAATTGTGCAGTTGTAGAAGGGGCAAGCCCGCAAGTGTCGGGGGCGGGTGCTGTTACAGCAGATTATATTTGTCTCAAAAATGTTCATAAAGCGTATATTGTCGTGCATATGACACAGGGCAATGCAGCAACAACGGTAATACAGCCGATAAAGGCCACCGGGGATGCGGTAGGGAACACCAATATAACAGCAGCGGCTAGGATATGGGCTGATGAAGACTGTGTGGCTTCAGATGCTCTTGTGAAACAGACCTCAGCAACGTCATTTACTACATCAGCGGCGGTGAAGCATAAAATTGTTATTATTGAAATTGATCCTGCGGCTCTCGGTGAAACCTACGATTGGCTTTCTGTTTCAATCGGTGATTCTCATGCTGATAATATTTTTGATGTTATGTATTATCTTGATACGCGGTATCCACAGGCAACACCTCCAACGGCTATAGCGTAACCTAACAAGGGAGGGCGGTAATAAAAAACGTTACCGCCCTCCTCATAAAGGAATTCGGGCGTGTTGAACCGCTTGAATAAAAATATATGAGCACAAAAGCAGAATGGAAAAGCAATAAGCTGGGATTTTTTGAGTCAACAACGCATGAACGGGTTATGCGGTTGGCTCCGGTACAGTTTTATGAGGAATTTTTAGGGGCTTATACAACTATCCCGGCGGGCGGTGCAGCGGAATCAGGGTGTTTATGGGCACATAAGCAGGTTTTGACAGGCGGAACACCCGTGACGGCCATCAAGGGCGACGAAGTGAATGGTGTATGCCAGTGTGCACTTGACGCTACTTCTGAAGAGCAGGAAGCCATTGTTTATATGGATGATAACCGTCAGTTTTCAATTGAGCAGGGGCTTATATTTGAGACGCGGGTGAAAATAGCCGTTTTACCGACACTTACAGCGGAGGCGGTTTTTGGGTTGTGCGGTGATTATGCTAAGGGACCGGATAATGTAACCTATTCATTGTTCTTTACAGCAGATGGAAGCGGCGAAGTATTTTGTGAGGCTGATGACAATGCATCCGATCAGAGCGCAACAAGCGGGGTTACGGCAACGGCGGCACAAACAAAGATTTATCGGATCGATGCGAGGGATGTGACGGATATTCGGTTTTATATCGATGGTGCCCATGTCGCGTCTTCGACAACGTTCGTTTATGCGGCAACAGGCGCAAACGCTATATTACAACCGTATTTCGGGCTGTATAAAGCGTCAGGTGCGGGACTTGGGACCATTGAAGTAGATTATATTCGAATATGGCAGGATAGGGCATAACTAACAGGGGCATACGCGGGGTAAGGGGGACGTATTATGTCCCCCTTATTTGTATTAAAATGGATGGTCATGTTGTATTAGGTATAGTTTGCGCGTTGTGTATTACAGGCTTGGAATCATACGCATTAAGTAAGGGTATTAATGGAATGTGCTTAACATTTTCTATCTCTTTTATTGCAGGTATAGGCGGGTTTGCCGGTAAGGGCATACTTGACAAATACCGAAATGAAAAAGACGAATGAATACCTTAAATATAGCATATTTTTTGTATTGATTTTTTTATGTATCGGTTATGCAAATCAGAACAACAAATATTATGGATTCTCGTACAATCAATATAAAAAATTATGTAGCTGCGATTCGCGTTTAATTGCGTTATTCGCGGAAGTCAATAAAACATTTCCCTGTATCATTGTTTGTGGCTATCGAAACGAAGCCGATCAAAACAAATCACACAATCAGAATAAATCACGGTTCAGATACCCCAACAGCAAGCATAATACGGTCCCAGCGCTAGCTATTGATGTAATGCCATGTGGAATATATCAATCAATTGATTGGAAAGACCGTACAAGAATCACATATTTTGCAGGGTTCGTGAAAGGTATAGCATTCCAAATGGGTATTAATATCACCTGGGGTGGTGACTGGGACAATGATACAGATTTAAGGGATAATAAATTTAATGATTTAGCGCATTACGAGCTAAGTAATCCATTATAGTATTTACATATAGTCGTTTTTGGTATATAGTCAAAAATGACCGCTATCGCTGATTATGTCAATATACGATGATTACTATATCAAGCGAGATCCAACAGATGCAGAGAAAATTTTATATCAAATAATTGAAGCTTTTGAGGATTGTTATCCTGAAGTATATACCGAAATATCTTATTTGGAGGAGATAAGAGTCACGCTTAACGAAATGTTTGAACAATGGTTACAAATAATAGAAAGAGGGATAAATCATGAGGATTAAAAAAACAGTTATGTTATTGATTGTTGTATTGATTGCACTATGCGTGACCAATACGGCGTATACCGTTAACCAACATAAACCTCTTGCACCGTTAAAGGCTTATGTGTCGTTAACCCCCGACGCAAAAACGGAGATTAATCCTGAAACAAAAAAGGAGCAATTGACCGTAGCCGTACAGCATCGCACGAGTAAGGCCAATGTTGTTATCCTGATGGCAATAGACAAAGCGGGAGACGCAAAATCATTTATAATCATAGAGCAATACTATATTCGTGCAGAACATACGATGTTGACGTTCTATATCGGCGATAAAGATAACAGCGGAATAATTGATGATATCAGAATGTACATTGGTAACGTAGCTGTTGAACTAACCGAGGAGCAAAAGGCTGAAATAGTACGGCATGTGTTAGATGATGCTTATACATATTTCAATGTTACATAATGGCACGATTCGCAAATTTGTTAGAGGTTAAAGAACGCAATGACGGTTTATGGGTGCTACTTGGTGCCTTAATTTATTATTCGGATATTATAAATGATAAAATAGTAGTGCCAAAACACTTTACCTGTGATTTTGAATCTGTTCCACGAGTACCGATTGTATTTTCATGGTTAGGTTATACGAACAACCGAGCAGGTGTGTTACATGATTATTTGTATCGCAAAGACAGCAAACCGGTTGTTACCCGGGAGCAGGCAGATGAAATCTATAAAGAAGCATGTTTAGCGGAAAATAAAATTAAACAAAAGGGGGCAATGATAAGCGTGATTAAATGGCTTGGGGTTCGAGTAGGAAGCGGCGCGTATTTCCATAAAATAAAAGTAAAGGATATACCGGTAAGGGATACAAAATCTTATCTACCGGAGGAGTTCAAGTAATGGAACAAATCATACCATGGATAATGGAGCATTGGGAAATAGTGGCGGTATTTATCTTACTGATAGATAAAATCGTTGCATCAACACCATGTAAACAAGATGATTTAATATGGACGGCCATAAAAGCAAGCATAAAAACATTTAAACCAAAAAAGGCCGAGCCTGAGAAAAAGAGTAAAAAGAAATGAAAAAGTATCGAAATAGCCATATATGTTGCATTAACTATTTTAGTATTGTCGTGTTTCTATTGTTTGCCATTTTTATAGGTAATATATATGGCTATGGAGATACGTGTATGTCAAGACGATTACAGTCAATCGTTTTGCATTGTCCCGATACCGTAATAGTAGAAGACGATTATATGAAAATATATGAATTAGAAATCGGTCCTATCGGGAATAATGGTACGATAAGCATTGACATAATCGTAAATGAGAATAAAGCAAAAATGCTTGTTGTTACGTATGAAGATATCAATACAATGGTTATTATGGTTGATAGCGGTATTACATGTACGTGGGACGAAATAACTACATTCAAAGACGGCTATAAAATAAACCCATCTGGGTATTATGAGTTTATGTTACCGCATTTGGAGAGTATAGTTGATTATATGGAGCAATATAATTATAACTATTCTGCATAGTGGCAAAAGAAATAATTAGCACTATTCCGTTAACACGTTCGCAAGAACGTGTTTTTTATAACGATGGTACGGTGGCGTATCGTTGTTATAGTCCATCCAATCCTCATTATTACCAGGATGAACACGGATATCTATATGCTATTGATGTATCTGATATACAATCAGACCAGTCTACAATAGGGTCAATATATCTCAAACAAAAAAATATAAAATCGTTAGGTATACGGCAAGACGGCGTTGCTGATAAATTTATCGGACTCAGGAGCGACAAAACACAGAGCATTGGAACTGAGCAATTTGAAATATCAATTGGCGAATTGCTAATCAATAGTTTAAATAAATCTTATGCGCTATTACCGTATGAAGTCGTTTCGGATGTCGAAACACGACACGGGGAGTTTGTTTTAAACAGCACACGGAATCAATGTACGATTTCATATCCGGTAAAGGAAAACATAAGCGCTTTTTCGCTGTCATTTACTTTTCATTTGAAAGGATTGCGGATAGAGTATCAAGAAAAAATAGGCGAATATTGGGTTTATAATGATGAAAATGAATTCCAGTATAGGATAGCGCGACCAAAAATAAAAAAAGATGTCTATGACGAATATTTACAGGCTACCGTATTGCGGCAAACGGTGCATGAATACGATAGCCGATTAGAGCATACAATAGTTGACAATCTTGACGGAACATACACGTACATAAAGCGGAGCATACAAGATTTAAGCGATATTAAAGGGCCATATTGGATTGATGCCGATATAGTGTATTCTGAAACATCTGATGGCTATATTGTAGCAGAAAACAGTGATTGGGATACATGTCATGATGCATTAACGGGCACTGTAACAGACGATTCGTCGACCGGGTATATGGCGTATGCGGGGGAATTGTCGGGGCAAACACTCTACAGAATTCGGAGAGCGTTTTTTAATTTTGATACCAGCAACATAACCGGAACAGTATCAGCAGCAAGCCTGAATGCAAATGTAACAACGCAACTGTATGAGCAGAACGTAACAATACAGGAGGGGACACAAGGAACAACATTAGCGGCCGGCGATTATGACAGCTTTACGGGATCATATTATGATTATACCTTAGTCGATTCAACGGGTTGGTTTGAATGGACAGTAACGCCAGCACAAATAAACAAAAGCGGATTAACGAAGCTTTGTGCAAGGGATTATAACAAGGATTACAGTGATTACCCCCCACAAGACGACAATAATTTAGCGACACAGATATATTTTGCAGATCAGACAGGTACAACAAACGACCCGTATTTAGAGATAACCAGTTCATCTAGTTCTTCAAGCAGCTCATCCAGCTCCTCAAGCAGCGAGTCCAGCTCTTCAAGTTCGTCGTCGGAGGGGTCTACAGAAACGCATAATTATGATGCATTGACTGATGATTATGGATCAGGGTGCAGTACAAACCAATGGCGCAGGGTAATAGTTGCAGCATCTATTTTTAGCAATAACGGCAATAAAGTACGAATACAATTAGAAGGGCACAGTACCGAAGATTTATCTATAGAGGGCTGCTCGATTGGTGCGCGAAGCGGATCTACTGAAGATTTCGCAAGCGCACCGACACGACTAAC